TGCTGCTGGAGCTTTTGTAATTGCTCGCAAACATCAATCCGAAGAAATTTTTGAAGCGGATGGACAAGCAAAAGGAAAAACCAAAGCTAGTCGCCGGGGTGCTGGTAAGCACGTGAGGCGAGGAGGCGTTCATTTCCAAAAACCAAGTGGAGAACCTGAACAAGAGGTTGTTTTCCAAGAATTTGAAGAACCTGATTTAAATGATGAATTTTACTCACAATTTGAGGAATTTGGAGCTGACGAAGGAGACTTTTATTATGGTCGTCGTCATAGTTTATATGCGCAAAGTAATAGTGGAACCAAGAAGCCTGCTATGCCAGAAATGCGCAATGATGCCAAAATTAAAAATGTTATTTATGCTAGCAAGAAGCGAGTTTATAGATGCCGCCGAATTGATATGGAAAAATTTCTCACTGAAGCTAAATCCAAACTTAATTCTGAAGTTGAGAAACTCAGAAAACAAAGTTGGTCTCCTAGTGAAAAAGCAGCTGGAGTTTATCGAATTTACAACACCCAAGAACAGTATGTATGTTCCGGCACACTCGTTTCAGGCAAAATGATTGTCGTAAACCATGTGATTAATGAGTCCATGGAAGGGTATTTTATAGCAAGAAATCATATTAATTCACTCAAGTTGGATTTATCACAGTTCCAGCTTTTGAATGATGAATTGGGTTTCTTTCCCTGTCAAACCGCCAAGTCGATATTCCAGAAACGACATTTGAAAGAATTAAAAGTTGCTCAGATTGTGACAATTTATGGTTTTGGTTCTGGAACTGGTTCAACACCTGACGCTATTGTCGGTTTTGCCAGCCCTTTGGGATGGTGTAATGCAAAAACTCGACCTGGAGATTGCACAGCACCTGTGCTTGACGAAGATGGTTGCATCGTTGGATTTTGGACCCATGGGAATGGACAGACATTTGGACGCTTTGAGCCTATAACCGCTGGGATTATTGAGATTTTCTCTAATAACAGTGTAGATGTGACTTTGACTGGATTGGATTTTCAATCCCGCCCCCTCTCCCTGAAGATCTAATTGAGAGGCCGTTCTGGGAACGGTATCCTTCACGATATAAGATGAAGGATGGGGCCTCAGTATTTAATGAGGAAGCACATGTGACGCAAGAACATGAACAGTGGCTTAAAGAGGAATATTTTCCTATAGTAGCTGGCGTCCACCGGTTCCCCCGGTATAAAAATAAACGCTCTGTTGACACCTATGTGAAAGCATATCTCGATGAACACAACATCGATGAACAGCCAGAGTGGGGACTCCCCGTGCCAAATCAAGAGGCAGCGTATAAATCCATGTCAAAATATGCGAAAGATGTTTTACCAATGACAGAAAGGCAAATTCACGCGATGAACAAAGCCTGGGAAATGACGGACCAACATTTTGGTCCTTATATGCAAGGTGCACGAATTAAAACAGTTAGAGAAGTAGTTGATGGTCTAGATAAGACCACATCAACGGGTTTTCCTTTTAACAATGAATTTCCAAAGAAGAGAGATCTCTTTGAAAATGATCCTGAGATCATGGATTTCCTTGAAAAGGATTGGGAAAATCTTAAAAATAGTGAGTATTCGTTTTGCTTTACTAACTCTTTGAAGGAGGAGGTCAGGCCAGCAGAGAAGACACGACAAAATAAAATTCGTACGTTTACTGCTGGTGCAGTTGATGGAACCGTTCACGGTAATCGACTGTTTTCTGACATGAATGAGAAGATGAATGCTGGATATCTTCGTAGCGCTTCAGGCGTCGGAATGAGTCCCATGAAGGGTAATTGGGAAAAATTGTATCAGAAATTGAACATTTTCCGCCACGGCTACGCTTTAGATGAGAGTGAGTATGACTCCTCCTTGAGAGCGTATATGATGTGGGGTTGTGCCCGAATGCGATGGAATCAATATCGAGATGAAGATAGAACTCCAGAAAATTTACAAAGACTTAAAGTTTATTACCGAAATTTGATAAATTCACTTGTGATCACACCAGAAGGTGTTATAGTAATGAAGCTTGGAGGTAATCCCTCTGGCTCCTGTAACACTATTAACGATAATACGTTGATTCTTTACACACTTATGGCTTATGCATGGGTTATGTTGTGTGACCAGGTGGATGAATATACTTACACTGATTTTGAAATTAATACTTCAAAAATTCTGGTTGGTGATGATAATACTTGGACAGTTAGTGATTATGCCCATAGATTTTACAATGGAAGATCAGTAATCGATGTTTGGAAAGATATTGGCGTAGTGACAACAACGGATTCTCTAGAATCACGCCCAGCGATTGATCTCGATTTTCTTTCTGCAAAAACCCTTTTTTATAAGGGTATGGCTATTCCAATTTATGATCGAACGAAACTGATGACGAGTCTTCTTTATTCAGAGACCAAGTCCCAATCTCCAGCTTATACGCTGTTACGGGCTGCAGCTTTGCTGCAAAATGGCTGGACCGATATTCAATTTCGACGTTTTTGTCGTGAGTTTATAGCATGGATGTTTGATCATTTCGATGATATTTGCTACAATGATGAAGATTGGATTCAGGCCAAGACAGCTATTCTTAGTGACCAACGTTTAGAGAGTCTGTACATGGGTGAGGTTTTGTACCCCCAAAGTTATCGAGAAGTTCAAGAAAGATTAATCAAGCTCGATAAAAGACAAATGTCTGAACTTATGGTTCTGAAGAAAAACCGGACTCGACGTGGGAAAGGTGCGAAAGCTACACGTAAAAACAACAATAACAATGGCCTCGCCCAAAAATTGGGCCAGATTCTTGCTAATCAGCAGACTCCAAAAAGAGGAATAAAACAGGGTCAACCACGAAGGGCCCGAGGAAACCGCCCGAGAAATCCCCGAAACAATGGGAATCAGGGTGTTGCTGGGAGAGTGCTACAGGGCACCTTTGGTGGTCAGCAAATGTTGCGAAATCCTCGTAATATGTCCAAACCAAGAATTGAAGACTTTGATGAGAGAATTGGCTCCGTTAATGGATCAGTTGCTTTGACAACCACACAATTTGCGTTGAATCCAGCCAATTCGACGACATTCCCTTGGCTTAACAAGATTGCTCAACTTTATGAAAGATATGAATTCGAGAAGTTGGAGTTTTATTTTCAACACGATGTGTCTGGATTTGCTACGCAAGGACAGACTGGTTTGGTTTATCTTAGCGCGCTTTACGATGCCGCTTCACCAGCATGGACAACGGAAACACAAATTGTTGATTCCGATCCTCGTGTTTTTGGAATGCCAAATGAGAACATGTGCTTATCTTTAGCTGTTCAAGGAATGCACCCAAAGAAGGTACCAAAATTTTGCCGACCAGGAATTCTTCCAGGAGGTGCAGATATCAAGGAATACGATGCCGGAAACTTGTATGTCTCAACGGTTGGTGAAGCTAACACCACGGAGATCGGAAAACTCCAAATTAAAGGCCGCGTTCGTTTGTTTGATAGGATTTTGGATCCATCACAGCTTGCTGCCCCGACCAACAATCAAGTTTCATTTTTTAGGGACAACGGCGCGCAAGGAGCAGACACTGGCACTCCAGCCAATATGTGTTATGCTCCAACGGTCATTAATAATGGCTTGAACTTTCCGACTGTTGCAGCGGGAGTTTTTACACCACCAGCTGGAAATTATTTAGTTGATTCCAATTTGGTTGGTTTGGATAACACGAACGAAACTTTTGTTATGTTAATGGACATTCAAAAGAACAATGTTTCGATTTTTCCTGCAGGTTCTAATCCACGAACGCAAACAGCAGGAATAGCCTCGACCCCCCAGCATTTGGCATTGTCGTATTCGACATTCGTTACCGCAAATGGAACGGACCAATTTATTCACCAAGTAACTTTAACAGGAGCTGGTGGAGTGCTGAGTTTTTGGGGATCTCAGAGGTGGACTGCAATCTAAGGATTGCTTATACAGGTTATGTGACAAATGCAGAGATAAATGCTACCTAGCGGAACATATGAAAGACCGTAAGATTTGAAATTCCAACGAAACTGGAAGGACCGGTGTATTCTCAAACACCTGATAACAAATTTGAGGATGCTAGGGTTAAATTCCCGTTGCTGTAATGCAACCGAGTAGTACCTGCTCCGATATAAAGGTAGATCCCCGAGCCGACGAGTTATTCGGCTAACTTGACAGTGGATAAAATGTAACTGATCGAAGCTTAATGATATTCCCATGTGAAATTCATAGCCATTAGTTTGGCAAAACTTTTCCAGAAAGAGTCTGGATGAAGGATAGCAACTTCAAAAATATTGCAGGAGAGAGAGAAATCTTTTTCTGGGTGATTTTGCGTTAGTACGGTGGTCGAATATTGAACTGCGCAATTTAGCGATCTGAGCGGAATAAGTGCTGGTGGTCGACTTAAATGTCGATAGCTGTGAACTATTCTGATCTGCGCCGTATGCGATCTGTATCAAGAACGATAGCCTGGAAGGCCAATTTTCTTTCCCCGGAAACGAA